ACTTGGGGTGGTGGATTCAAAGTCCACAGTGTTGACCAACTACACCATAGGAGCCGGAGCCTCGGCTACTATATCAGTAATTTGATTCTTTTCTTTAACCTCGTATATATATTTAAAGTAGTACATTAGGAAGCAGAAAAGACCAGCGGCAACATTTGTGATGATCATAGGTACGACCATATAGTAGAATGAATAGATGAGAGACAATACACTCGCAGTCAAGTTCAAGTGTAGAAAATTGTAGTTGATAGCTTTGGCATCACGGTGTTTGTACACATGGTTAATTTCGGGTGCAAACATAACAACAATAAAAGCAGATCCCAACAGACCACATACATCTATAGCGTTCATTCTTATTTGTATATATTTTCTCTTGTTTAAGTAATATGATTGTTTATGTTATACTTTTGGTGATCGTATGCTTGTTACTTATGTATACAAAACGAAAAAAGTTTGAAAAGTATGATTTCAAATGTTTCTTGTTGGCTATGAAGAATGAGCCATCGAGAAGTGAAAAATTCATTCGTAGCATTGACAAAAAGATACCACTAGAAATCATATATGGTAAGGATACTAGAACCCCAAAATTGGCTGAGAAGTTCCGAGAACACGTGGATGCGGATTATTACGAAAAAGCTGTAGAGATGTATAATGATCCAGATGTCAAACGCCCAGATATAACTTACTTCAACTTGGGAGCTATTGGCTGCTTCATGGGACACATGAAGTTCTATGAAAAGTGTATAAACCAAGGTCTAAAATACGCAGTCATTTTTGAGGATAATGTAGTCATAGACTCTAATAAGGTATACGACGAAATCCAATCAGTTATCAATGAGAAGGGGGATGACTTTGATATGTGTTTCTTCCATTGTTTATCTAGACTTCCCGATAAAATGGAGGGAACTCTAGAGAAAGTGAAGTGGATTTCTAGCACAAAATGCTACCTAATTAACGTACACAATATGACATGGTACAAGCGATTTTTCTTTCCGATGGATAACCACGTAGATATGAAACACGAGGATCTTATTTCAAGGGGAGCTAGGGTCTATTACAAAGATTTAAGTAAGTTTATGCACGTAGACAGAACTCATAAAAGTACGATAGGACACAGTGAACATGGAAGACCTTTGTTTTTCTCGCGCGTCTTTCCAGATGCCACACCCGATGATCTTAAACCTGGGTATTAAATAATTCACACACTTTTTACAATGAGGACAATCATTCTAAAAGGAGTGTTCCTAACGGGGCTCGAACCCGTGACTTTGGCGTTATAAGCACCACGCTCTAACCAACTGAGCTATAGGAACGGTGCAATTTGATTATGTTACTAATCATCTTGTATAACGGTGGGACTCCTTCCCACATATTATTTAGGAGCCTTGACTTTAAGTGGGTTGAATTTTAATATCAGCATATATCAAATGTCCTACGAGATAGTGACATATGCCAATAAATCACACGGCTTATTTGAAGAACTCACGAACAACGAGTTTAATATTCCAGTCAAGGTTTTGGGGTGGGGAACGGAATGGAAGGGGTTCTCCGATAAGACCGAAGGTGTTATGAACTACTTAAAGACCAAGAATGCCACAGATATTATCATATTCCTTGACGGGTTTGATACCAAGATTAACAAGGATCCAAGTAATGTCGTAGAACTTTTCAAACAGTTTAATTGTAAGATTCTACTTTCCAGTGATCCCAATATAAGTGGAAAGTTTATCACAAGCCTTATTTTTGGTACATGTAAGGGAAGTGGAACCGCCAATGCTGGAATGTATATGGGATACGCTAAAGAACTTCTAGAGTTCCTTGAAGCTGAAGCCAAAACGAAGTGTAAAGATGATCAGTTAAACTTCAATACACTGTGCAGAAGCCGTGACGATATTAAAGTGGATGAGAATAATGTTATTTTTCAAAACTTCAAACCAACCCAAGTAAATAATGAATCAAACGCACCATTTGTATCCTACCCAGGTTCACCGGGTCTGAGTCGCTACTCTAGGGCTGTCACTGAATACGCACAGTTTGTGTACATTTACATACTGTGCCTACTTATAGTGTCTATGGCATTTTTACCACAGCACAAGAATCTCTTGGTCACTACTACGGTAGCAGCAACCGCTTTTTATGCGCTATTCGCAGATAAATCTTGTACTGTTTAAGCCATCTTAGATGGAATAGGAGGTACCATGTTCTTTAACTGAGCCATACGGTTAGACATACTGGAGTTGGATTCAAGACCTAAAAGACTAATGATCTCACCAATGAGGAGACCCTGGTGAACCATAACAAGCATCTTGGCCATATCCGTCTTTGGAGAGTAATCACCATATCCAACGGTCGACATCGTTGTAAAAGAGAAGTAAAAAGGATCTAACATAGTCTTGAAACCAAAAGATTTAGGATTCATTTTATCAATCAAAAAGTAAAAGAGTCCAAACACCATTGTGATGAGGAAGACCGCGGGTAATCGTTGCATTTATAGTTAATCTATATTTTATTTATACTGATTCAAGTCTTTGTAATTCATCCATCTCAATGTCACGACTCTTTCTCCTGTCATCTTTTACCGCCTTGAAGGCACCGAGCCATCTAGACACTGATCGCTGTCGTGACCCTATAGATGCTGCATCATCACTCACGACAATCGAGAGTCCGTTACATACATCTGGCTTGTTTTCTTTTTCGGGGAATTGTACCATGAATGCCTGTATACTTATAGCTGGTATGTCTGGTGCGTCGTCCAAGAGTTTGTCATATTCTTCCCTAGATTTCATAAGAAACTCTACCACCTCTGACCGATGCTTAACGTCGAGTGATATTTCCATATCGATTGATCTATAAAACTTTGACCACTGTACACACATCGCTGAATGTGACTCAGATAGAGGTAGAGACTGACTGAATTTTGAGATACTTGTTAAGATACCCCCCAAAACATTCAGGAATGCAAAGAAATACTGAATGATCATTATGTTATTCTTAGTCTCCGGTGACACATCTTCATTACCACTTGGATTCAGAACTGCAAAACCACCCACACCTGTTATACTTGCTATGACAATACTAGGATAAGACAACCAATCATTCTGTTTCTTGTAGAATAGGCGTGCGTGATTATGTAACCAGCGGTATCCAGCCGCCTTTTCAGCCCATTTTATAAGCAACTTTTCTTGTTTTTCACACCACTCACAGTGTTCGTCTTTCTTTTGAACACTCATGGACTTAGATTATACGGATAAATTTTTCGCACACTCCCTGGCTAATTTATCAACCTCTTCATTTTTAGGATCTCCATTGTGTGCCTTAACCCATCTCCACTCTATCATAGTAAAACAGTCTCTTAATTTGTCTAATTCAATCCATAATTCTTTGTTCTTAACATCACCACCCGAAGAAGTCTTCCAACCATTTTTCTTCCAGTTGTGAATCCAAGAGGTTATTCCTTGTTTTGTATAATTACTATCCGTGAAAATACGCACACATTTTTCATTCAACAATGCACATTTTTCGAGTGCTTTTATGATTGCCGTCATTTCCATGATATTGTTTGTCGTATTCGGTTTCGCTCCACATATCTTGAAGTCCTTACTTATAGCAGCCCACCCACCACGACCGGGGTTTCCGAGACATGATCCATCTGTGTAGAGTTCGAACATATCTTACTTGTGTCTTATACTTTTATGTACTTTTTTCTCAGTAGAATGTAATAAAGGCTGTGAAGATGGCTGCTAATATGATGCCAATTCTTATGATGTCTAGTATGGCATCTTCATGTTCATCCTCTGTTAGTAGTCCATTAGTGGCAATAGTTTTCTTTTGGAGTCGCGTAGCTGCATTTTTTGGTGGACTGCTAGGTAAATTAAATCCTTTTAAGGCTGTTGGTAAAGTTGGTGGATTAGCCAAAAAGGGTGTCGGGGCTGTTGTTGGTGTGGGTAAAAAGGGTGTTAGGGCTGTTGGGAGAGGTTTCAAGAAGGTTGGGAGAGGAGCGAAAAAGTTTTTCAGAAAACGGCGTAAGGGTTTCCGTAGATTTAAGCGGGCGTTTAGGCGTCCTAGGTTTAGGCGTCTTAGGATCAGGCGTCCTAGGTTCAGGCGTCCTAGAATCAGATTTAGGTGCTTTGCTCCTGAAACTCCCATTCAACTTGAAAATGGTAAAACTGCGATGATCAAGAACTTGAAGTTAGGTGATACCTTGGTCAATGGTAGTATTGTAGAGGCGGTCATGCGAATTAAGAACTATAATGACCCTTATTATAAAATTGGTGACATTCATGTTACGGGATCACACTACGTAAAGCATGGTACCAAGTACGTCCAAGTTAAGAACCTACCAACTGCCGAGCGTACCGAAAAGATTGATGATGTCGTCAGTTGCCTTGTCACAAACGATCACAAGATCCCAGTCGGGAAGGAAATGTTTTGGGATTGGGAAGATAACCTTATTCCAATTAAAACAAATAGATCTAAAAAAAATTATGAGACTACAGTAGAGAGTGGTCAATATGGCTGCTAATATGATGCCCATGCTTATGATGTCTAGTATGGCATCTTCTTGCTCATCATCTGTGAGCAGTCCAGTGTTGGCAATGGTTTTCTTTTGGAGTCGCGTAGCTGCATTTTTCGGTGGTATGTTAGGTAAATTAAACCCATTCAAAGCACTTAACCCTTTCAAAAAGCGCGCTGCTCTCAGACGTGTTGGACGTCACTTTACAAAAAGGCGCAAAGCTCTTAGGCGTGTTGGTCGGTTTTTCCGATGCTTCTCCCCCGAGACCCCCATTCAACTTCGAAGTGGTAAAATGGTACTAATCAAGAACTTGAAGTTAGGTGATACCCTAATTAATGGTAGCGTCGTAGATGCAGTCATGAAGATTAAGAATTATAACGATCCTTACTACAAAATCTACTCACCCGAACTTAAGAAAGACATTTATGTTACGGGAAAACACTACGTTAGAGATGGTGTGAAGTACGTCCAAGTCAAGAACTTACCTAACGCCAAACCCACTAACAGGGTGGATGATGTTGTCAGTTGCTTAGTGACGAGTGATCATAAGATCCCTGTGGGTAATATGGTGTTTTGGGATTGGGAAGATAACCTCATCCCAACCAAGACAAACGTTGATGCCATAATTAAGAAAATACGTCACCGTAAAACAGTTGTTCAATAAATCAATTCTCGTATATGATTTCACAATCACAAAAGACACACAAAGATATGTGTTTTGTGTTTGACTTTAAAAATTTCTAGATCTATAATAAGAGTATCAATATGGCTATGGCAATGATGATGATGATGGCGAGCGCCGCCTCAGCGTCTTCCTCATCAGTAAGTCTTTTGGGTGGGGGTGGAGCATTTGCTTTTATTAAGAAAAGACAGGCGGATGCTGCCGCTACTGCCGCCGCTAGAAGAGCTAGGGAGGCCGCCGCCGCTAGACGGAGGGCTGAGGCAGCTAGACAGCAAGCTGAAAAAAGACGACGAGAACAAGCAGCTGCTAGACAAAGAGCTGCCGCTGCTAGACAAAGAGCCCAACAGAGAGCTGCCGCTGCTAGAAGGAGAGCCCAACAGAGAGCTGCCGCTGCTAGAAGGAGAGCCCAACAGAGAGCTGCCGCTGCTAGACGGAAGCGAGTTCGCAGAAGACCTCGTAGAATTCGCAGAACCTTTAGAAGGATTAGAAAACCCAGATTCCGTAGGATTGGTCGTAGGTTTAAACGAGCTTTTAGAAGGATTAGAAAACCTAGATTTAGGCGCCGTAGGTTTAGATTTGGTCGTCGGCGTCGGCGCTGTTTCTCTCCCGAGACACCTATAAAGCTTCAAGATGGTACCACTGTATCCATTAAGAATCTTAAGCTTGGTGATGTTCTCATAAATGGTAGTATCATAAATGCCACTATGCAAATACGAAATGAAGAAGACAAATACTACCGCATTCACAGTAAAGAACTAGGTACTGACATACTCGTGACTGGGTCACATTATATTAAGGACTCCGATAGATACATGAGAGTCGAAAAATTCAAAGAGTCTAGATCTACTGACACAGTTGACAATGTGGTCAGTTGTATAATTACCAATGATCACAGAATCCCAGTAGGTGAGCATACATTTTGGGATTGGGAAGACCAGAAGGTCAATTTATAATATTGACCTAATACATAATGAACGGACCAGTTCCTCTACCAAATCAAGGTGGGGGTGATAACACTATGATGATAGCAGCACTTATAGCGTGCTGCTGTTCTTCATCCATAGGTGGTGCGGTATTCGCCATGAGAAAGCGCCTCTTTGGTAAAAAGAAGAAGCGTGGGCGCGGACGTGCGATGCGTGGACGCCCTAGACGCCCTAGACGCCCCAGACGCCCTAGACGTGGTCGTGGACGTGGACGTATGGCAAGGTTAAGGGCTCGAATGAAAAGGAAGCTCCGTCGCCGTAGATTCCGTCCCCGCCGCTTTGGAAGAATGGGGCGTTTCGGACGTAGGTTCAAGCGTAGGTTCGGGCGCTTCCGCCGTCGTCGTTGCTTCGCTCCCGAGACCAATGTCCAACTTAAGAATGGTACCACCCGCCAAATGAAGAATCTTGAACTCGGTGATGTTCTCATTAACGGAAGCATTGTTGAGGCCACTATGAAGATTAAGAATCAAAGTGATCCTTATTACAAGATTGGCGACATTCACGTAACTGGTTCTCACTACGTGAAGGATGGCAACGTCTACAAACAAGTTCGCAACTTCTCCAAGGCTGAACCCACTGATAAGGTTGACAAGGTCGTATGCTGCTTAGTCACAAGTGATCATAAGATTCCTGTAGGTGACTTTATGTTTTGGGATTGGGAGGATAACCTCGTACCAAACCACATTCAACAGCCTTCCAAAGTCATGACTCTCAGAAACCGTAGCAAAAACACCAGTGTAGTTGGTGATAAATAAATTGTTGTCGTAAAGTAAGATGGATATAGTGTCTAGAGCTTTGGCTTTACCTATACCACTACCTAAGGAGTATGTCCAGTCATTACCTAGGATACCCAAGGACAAAAAGTTTCCTAAACGTGTGTGTAGAGAGGTAAAAGTGAGTGAAGATGCATCTAATGCAGAAAAGGCAAAGCTTAATACCGGTGAGGAATTTACGCGACTGTGTGGGGATGACATAACTAATGCAGCTAATGAAGAGGCAATGGGAGAAATGATTCCATTAATCATTCTCTTAGTACTGTGCTGCTTCTGCTGTATATCTATGGTTTCTGTCAGTTTCGGTGGCTATAGGTGGTGGAAATCTAGATCATCTAAATATAGATCACAAACCAAAATACATCGTCGCCGTCCTCGTGCTAAAAACGTCTAATTTTAAAAAAACCTTTTAAAACTCATATAGAATATGCGTTTTAAAAATGATTATTTAGACTTATCGGGATACTCCGAAGCTTTTTTTGGTGTTTTACATATCGTATCACCACAGTGATCTCTGTTCTGGTACACAGAGTTTATAGAAGCTGCCAACTCATCACAAGATTTGAGTGACCATCGTCCTAACTTGGGTTTTTCCACTTTCGTGATAAGATCATAGATTCTTCGTAGTAACATATCTCTGTTATTGTCCTTGTTTTTAAGTGTTTCAAATTTAAAAATTGTGTGTTTCAATTTTTAAATGTGAATTTTTTAATGATATTTACTAAAATACTTCGTATGAGTATTTAGTTGGAGAAAGCGAGGCCACCCATACCCGACTGGATGCGGAGGACGTTGTAGTTAGTGGCGAACATGTGCATGGTGGTAGCATCCTGGGCGGTGTTCATGGTGACAGCAACCTGCGCGTTATCAATGCGGGAGAAGTTGCAAGTACCGGTGGGCTGATGCTCCTCGGGCTTGAGCGCGAAGGAGTACGCGTAGACACCGGCGTAGGGGGAGCCAGTGTGGTGCTGGAAGGGCTGCACCTGGTTGAAGTACTTACCCTTCTGCTCCTTGAAGCGGTCCTGGCCGTTAAGCACAAGCTTGAAGGTGTTGAGGGGACCAACGGAATCCTCAGTGAAGAGGGAGGTACCGCCGAGCTCACCGAGACCAAGCATGGGGGAACCATAAGTGGAGAGGGAGACGAGGGCGTTGGAGGTAGCCGCGGCGGGGGCGGTGTGAAGCTTGACATCCGCGTCGTTGGACTCGGTGGTGAAGTTGAACATGGAGTTCTGGGTGAGGGTGTTGGAGAAGCACCACACAAGTTCCTTGACTGGGTGATTGTACGAGAGGCGGACCTGCTTGGTGGAACCGGAGTCAACGGTATCAGCGCCAGTGTGCTGGCACTGCTCGATGAGGTACTCGTGGCCCTTCTGGGCAAAACGCCTACGCTCCTCAGTGTCAAGGTAGATGTAGTTGGCCCAGACCTTGAAGGTGGAGGTGTCGAGCCACTCATCGAAGTGCGCCGATAAATCGAAATCCAGCCTGACCTCATGATACTGCAATGCAATGAGCGGCAAATAGAGTCCAGGATTCCTGTTGAAAAAGAAGTATAGGGGCAAATAGACAGTCTTGCCGGAGATACCGGAGGTCATCTTACCGTAGGTAGCCTTCTTCGAGTCATCGAGGTAAAGCTCGGTGTACAGACGCCACCACTTCTGGTACTGCTTGTCAATTCTTTGACCGCCAATCGATAATTCGACGTTGTTGATCGCACGCTCGGCGACCCAGCAGGCACCAGCCTCGTCAATACCGGAGGACTTGACCTTGAGTTCGACGTACATGTCGCCGACGAGATCACCGTTACGGGCGACGGTGACGGACACGCGGCCGGAGTCAGCGGCAGTACCGTTGACGGTCTGCTCGATGTTCTCCATCGCGAAGTTA